AGTTACCGATATGCAAGATGGAACTACTGGTACAGTCTCTGCTGTTGAATCGATAAGTGGGCTAACAAAACCAAGAGAAGGTGACCTTATTTGGTTTGCGACCACAAATCAATTATGGAAAATACAATTTGTAGAAGATGAGTCTATTTTCTACCAGTTGGGTAGACTACTTATTTACGATCTCCAATGTGAATTATTCGAATCTCAAGGTGAATTGGTTGATACTGGTGTTCCTCTAATAGATACATTTGGTCAAACCATAGCGAAAGGAACAACATTTGAACTTAATGCTGGTGGTAGTGGTACATTTACTGCTGGTGAGACTGTATATCAGGGTGCTAATCTTGCAGGAGCAACCATGACTGCATTGGTCAAGTCGTTTAATTCTTCTGCTCCAAGTATAGAACTTTACAACATATCTGCATTTCCTGCTGGTAATGCGGCTCTTAGGGGTGATACATCTGGTGCAAATTGGACTGTTAATGTATTAACATCTGCTGAAGTTGAGCAGAAAGAATTAGAACAGGCAGGTTCTGATAACTTCCAGATCGAAGAAACTGCTGATGATCTTATTGATTTCACTGAAAGCAATCCATTTGGAGACTTCTAATGTTAGGTACTTATTTCTATAACGATATTATTAGAACAGTAACTGCTGTATTTGGAACTCTTTTTAATGATATTAGTATCAAGCGTTTAAATTCCAGTGGTAATGCAACGAGCACTCAAAAAGTTCCATTAAGATATGCACCAAAACAGAAATGGTATGCACGTGTATTCGAAGATGCAAGTGATGCTGTTAAAGGTGATTTTGCTACTAAACTCCCAGCTATGGGTTTTGAAATGGTGTCAATATTATACGATACTGCAAGAAAAGTATCCCATTTAAATAAGGTTCGACAAGGTAATGTAATAGCTAATAATAGAATAGAAGGATATACACCACCACCATATATAATGGATTATCAGTTATATTGTTTTTCAAATAAAACGACAGATTGGTCACAAATTGTAGAGCAGATAATTCCATTTTTTGATCCAACATTTAATATACCAATTAAGTTAATACGTACAACAAATCAAACTATTGTTCAAGATCTTCATGTCACATTAAATAGTATTACTCCAGATGGAAACTATCAGGGTGATTTTAGAACACGTGATACATTTGTGTGGACTCTTGGTTTTACTTTAAATACATCTTTTGCTGGTTCGTTTACATCACCAAGTGGTGTAATCAAAGGTGCAAAGGGTACTGGTGGAACAGATCCTGCTATTCTGATTAATATGTATGATCAAACGGCAGATGATGATCTAATTCTTGATGCTGGAGAACTAACACTTGATGTATTTTCAGTAGAAGAGGGTGATATTATTGGGACTTTCCCTGATACTCGAATCAGTAAGAATGCATAGAGGTTTGAATGAGCAAATATGATGAGAATCCAATTGATCTGGATGCGATAAGGCCACCTCAAGAAGAAAGACAAATAGTACCAGTTGGAGAACGTCTTCCTAAAAAGAATGAAAATATGGAAGAGGATATGAAGAGTGATTATGATAGTGTTCGTGATACATATCATGAATTAGTAGGAAAAGGAAAGGATGCTCTTGAGGGATTGTTAGATGTTGCATCTCAATCTGAATCTGCACGTGCATATGAAGTTGTTGCAGAAACCATTAGAACGATTGCAGATACCAACGAGAAGATAATAGATTTACATAAGAAAGCTGTAGATATAGAACAGAAGAAAACTGAAATAGAGAACGAAAAGGGTGATAACGTAACCAATAACAATACCGTGTTTGTTGGTAATATGAAAGAATTTCAGTTGATGCTGAAGGACATGAAGCGTGGAAAGGATGTTGAAGTAGTTACTCAGAAGGAAGGATAAAATGTCTGAGACGACCATTAAACCACACGTAGGTCAGAAAAAACTTCAAAAGAACTCTAAATATGATAAGTATGATGTTAGTGGTGATGGTGTAGTGAGTGATGAAGAGCTTGAACTTGTAAGAGAGATTCAAGAAATGGAAGCCAGAGAGGAAAAGGCCGATGCTCAACGAAAAATGTCTTGGGTTGCGTTGCTTGGTATGGTTACTTATACTGGCTTACTCTTTAGTCCAATCATACCAGTAGATCGAGTTAATGCATTAGGTGACCTTCTTGGATTATATTACATAGGACAAGCATCAGTTATTGGATTTTATTTTGGGGCGCAGGCTTATATGAGTAGGAAATAGTGGCAGGAACAATACTACCAACAACAGTTAAAAAACCTAAGCAAAGACAGGATATTACGAAGGAACAGGTTGCAGAATATATAAAATGCAATCAAGATCCAGTCTATTTCATAGAAACGTATGTTCGTATTACCAGTATTGATGTCGGTGAAATACCTTTTGATATGTATGACTATCAGAAGGATATGGTAGAAAACTATCATAATCATAGATTTAATATCAATCTACTATCTCGACAATCTGGTAAGACATCAGCTGTGGCTTCGTTTGCACTTCATCATGTTCTTTTTGAAGATAGAAAGAATGTTCTAATACTTGCAAATAAGTTCGAGACTGCAAAAGAGATCCTTGATCGTATTAAGAAGATGTATGAACTGCTACCTATGTGGTTACAGCAGGGTGTTCTATCATGGGGTGCAAGTTCAATAGAGCTGGAAAACTATTCAAAGATAAGAGTTTCAACAACCACTCCAGATTCAGGTCGTTCTGGATCTATATCATTATTGATTCTTGATGAGTTTGCATTTGTTCGTAATAGTATTGCAGAGCAGTTCTGGACTGCTGTATATCCAGTAATTTCATCTGGTAAAGAATCACGTGTTATTATCATTTCAACTGCAAATGGACTCAATCTCTTCTATAAGATGTGGGTTGATGCAGTAGAAGGATCTTCCGATTTTCAGCCATATGAAGTATCGTGGGAGAAAGTTCCTGGCCGTGATGATAGGTGGAGAGAGCAAACCATTTCTAATATGGGTGGTGATGCAGAACGATTCGATCAGGAATTTGAGAACGTTTTCACAGGATCATCCAATACTATGATTCCTATTAGTAAACTGAAGACACTTGCATATAGAAAACCGATACAAAAATCTGATGGACAATATAATGTCTATGAACAGCCACTGCCAATGCATCAATATTTTATTTCGGTTGATGTTGCACGTGGTATAGGTAGTGATTATACAGCATTACAGGTCATTGATATCACAGAATATCCATATCGTCAAGTGGCTGTGTATAGAAATAATACGGTGGAAGTTATTGTAGTTCCTACTATTATAAAGGAATGGGGTGAGAGATATAATAATGCGTATGTATTATTAGAAGGTAATGATATGGGTGAGGGTGTTGCAAATGCATTACAAAATGAACTTGAATATGAAAATATGTTATCAACATCATTTCAAGGGATGCAGGGACAAAGATTGGGTAGTGGATTTGGAAAGTCAATACGTAATGCTGTGTTTATGAGTAAGAAGATTAAGGTAATTGCTTGTAATAGTCTAAAATCGCTTATAATGAATGATCAGTTAATTATTCAGGACTTCACAACAGTTCAAGAATTATCAACATTTGTCCGTAAGGGGTCGTCATGGGTTGCAGATGAGGGTGCTCATGATGATACCGTTATGGCACTTGCAGTATTTTCGTGGGCTTGTCAAGAAGCATATTTCAAGGATTTGACTGATCATAATTTAAGACTTGAGGTGGAAAATAGTATGATAGATGATCTTTTAGAAAGTGCCGTTCCCTTTGGATTCATTGATGATGGTCGTGGGCCAGATGATGGATGGGAAACTGTAAGTACATTTTAAAGTCAACAACGTCTTTTTTCTAAATAAATTATACAGAAGATAGATGTGATTAAATAAGGAAATAGAGAAATGAAATTCTTTTTTATGAAAATTATGTTAAGGAGAAAAATATGGCATTAGTAAGTCCAGGCGTAGAAACCTTTGAACTCGACGTTGGTGGTTCAGTTGCTGAAGCTGGTGGTTCACCTACAGGTGTTATCATTGACGCTAAGTGGGGCCCCGCTGATCAGCGTGTGGCTATCACATCGATAGTTGAACTTGAAGAAAACTTTCACAAGCCAGTTGCTACTGATACTGGTGTAGGCCCACAATATTTGCGTTGGTTTGCCGTTGCTGATTATCTTGGTTATGGCGGTAACGCTATAGTTGCAAGAGCGGTTAACGCAGCTGCTCGAAATGCAGTAAATGGTGGTTCTGCGGCTTTAATTAAAAATAGAACAGCGTTTGATGGTGCGACAGTAACAAGTCATAAGTTTGTTGCTCGTTATCCAGGCGTGTTAGGAAATAGTCTTGCTGTTTCCGTGTGTACAGGTAGAGCTGCTTTCGAAGGTACTCTTAGTGGTGGCATACCACAATTAGATAATGCTAGTGGAAACTGGTCTAACAGTACTGGTACTGGTGGTAGTGGAGTCCCTAACGCAAGTGGTGATCAGGCGTCACTCGGATTCGAACAATTATTTGATGGCCCTCCAGGCACATCAGCATTTGTAGCCAATAATGATGCAGACGGTCTTGATGAAATGCACATTGTTGTGTATGACAAAGATGGACTCATCTCAGGTGAGAAAAATAAAGTATTAGAAACATTCGGTTATGTCTCAAAGGCTGCCGATGCTACTGGCCCATCAGGTGGTAGTATCTTTTATGAAACAGTTATTAATACAACATCCAAGTACATTTATGCAGGATCTGCTGATATTACAACCGTTTCTGGAGCTTCAGCGTATGGTGCAAACTCTAATGGTAATACCACAGCGTATGACACAGACGCACTATCAACGGAACTTGATTTAGCTGGTGGTGTTGATGGTAGTACAGTTGCTGGAGATGCAACAACAGCACTACAATTACTCTTTACTTCACGTGAGGATGTAGAGATTAGTGGTCTTCTTGCTCCTCATTGGACTGCAATCGGTGACCATAATGGATCAGACGATGTTTCCCATGTGGCTGCAGCGATTACCATTGCGAATACACGAAAAGATTGTATTGTATTTGCATCACCTGATGTTATGACGGCAACTGGAATTCCAGAAGATCCTACGACAGCAGCCGCATCGGTTGTATCATGGACTACTCTATTGAGTGGTCGTTCAAGTTATGCAGTACTCGACTCTGGTTGGCATCACAAGTACGATAGGTTTAGTGATGTTAATCGTTGGGTGCCGTTGGCTGGACATACTGCTGGTATTTACAGTAGGTTGGCACGTGATTCAGAAACATTCTTTTCGCCAGGTGGTTTTACACGAGGTGTTTTGAGTGGTGCTGGTACACTTGCGTGGAATCCAACACAACTACAGAGGGATGCTCTTTATAAGAACAATGTAAATCCGATAGTTAACTTTCCTGGCCGAGGAACAATACTGTTTGGTGATAAGACATATGTCTCTAAGCCAGGTAGTTTCGACAGAATTAATATACGAAGTTTGTTTATACTTCTTCGTAAATCTGTTGCTTCATTTTCTGAGGATATCTTATTCGAGGTTAATGATGCATTTACACGTTCTACATTTGTAAGTGCAGTTGATGGATTTCTATCTAATATTCAATCGAGGAGAGGTCTTGAGGAGTATCGAGTAGTTGCTGACGAATCAAATAATACTGCTACAGTATTGAATAACAATCAGTTTGTTGCAGATATTTTCGTAAGGCCGTTAAATTCTATTAACTTTATCCGACTTAACTTCGTGTCTGTTCGTTCAGGCGTTGAGTTCTCAGAGTTGGCAGGTTAAGGTAGGAGGATAAAAATA